CTCTCCCGCCTCGGCGATACGGGTGCGTCGGTATCAAGAGATGAAATAGCACAAGCTGCGGAGCAGATGGCAAAACTCGGCATCCGCATTTAATTGGGAGATTAAGAAATGGCTGTTGGAAATACGATAACAGATTCATTAGCTGACTCTATTCCCACGATGATTGCCTCGGCAAGAATTGTGAGAGAGTTTGCTGGTGTTATGCCTAACCTCGTCGATAGGCAAAGGCTCGACGAAAATACTGGGACGATTTGGAATGAGGTTTCGATGGCGAAACTATCAGCTCAGGCCGTTACTGAAAATACAGAACTAGACAACCCACAGCAGATGG